GAAAAACACAATGGCAGGATCAATGCGTTCTGTGTTGTCTGATATGTTTCGCGAGGCCATTGTTGAAGGACGTATATCTCAAAATCCAGTCACGCCAACAAGAGCACCGAAAATAGTAGTTACAAGAGAACGACTGAAACTAAAGATATACAACTGCATCAGGGAGGCAGCAGATCAACTTCCGGCATGGTTCCCATTAGCTATGGATTTAGCCCTTGTAACAGGACAACGTCGCGAAGACATAACGAATATGCGGTTCAGTGATATTTATGATGATCGTCTCCACGTCAGGCAAATTAAGACAGGAATGATGATTGCTATCCCCCTGTCACTCAGCCTTCCTGTCGCTGGTCTACGGCTTGGTACAGTAGTTGAACGATGCCGCCTGGTAAGCCGGGGAGATTATCTAATCAGTGCCGGGATTAGAAAAAACAGCCCTGACGGCAGCATTCACCCGGATGGCCTGACAAAAAAATTTGTCGCAGCCAGAAAATTCACAGGTATCCAGTTCAGTGAAAACCCACCAACTTTTCACGAGATCAGAAGCCTGGCTGGACGATTGTACAAAGAAACATGTGGAGAAGAATTTGCTCAGCGTCTACTTGGCCACACATCGGAGAAGACAACAAAAATGTATCTTGATGAGAGAGAAAAAACGTACTTACTGCTCTGATTTTAACGTAAATGGATTGTTAAATGTATTTTGGTTGTGATATAACCAAAAAGACCGGAATACAGAAATTCGAGTAAATTTCGGGGAATTTCGGGGGAGACATTTGCAACTAATTGATTTCAAATGCAATTAAAAAAAGACCGAATACGATTCCTGTATTCGGTCCAGGGAAATGGCTCTTGGGAGAGAGCCGTGCGCTAAAAGTTGGCATTAATGCAGGCTTAGTTGCCTTGCCCTTTAAGAATAGATGACGACGCCAGGTTTTCCAGTTTGCGTGCAAAATGGTCAATAAAAAGCGCGGTGGTCATCAGCTTAAATGTTAAAAACCGCCCGTTCTGGTGAAAGAACTGAGGCGGTTTTTTTATTGGAAATCAAAAGGCTATTTTAGGTAATTAACAGAGTTTTTCAGCTCGTTCTATAAACGGTGCCAGACTCATTTTTTCGCCGGGATTGTTAGGATCATCAATCTGAATCACCGAAATGGGTTGGGCATTGGTCTTCCCACTGGCAACTTCCTTTTGTGCGATATCGTTTAAAGGATACTGCACGAGGGTACTCGGATTAATAACATACAAAGCATTACCCGGTCGGCAAGTCAGCATCACCTCTTCGCGATTAAACGCCCATTTGTCTTTACCCACTTCAAAACGACTGACGGTAATCACCTGCGGTGCAGCCAGCGCCGCTGCAGAACTGGTGAGTAACAGAAACGCCAGAATACTTTTTTTCATCAT